ACCGTGATCTCCTTGCGGAGCCAGTCGCCTGCAGCCGTGTCGTACAGCCGGCCGGCCCGCTCGACGGCGGTGCTGCCGTGCGGGACGCGCACGCCCAGGAAGTCCCCGGGCAGGTAGACGGTGCCGTCCACGTTCGACGGGGACAGCTTGAGGGTCTCGCGGTTGAACCACCAGCCCAGGGATTGCAGCTCGTCGTTCACGAGGCGCAGGGTCCTTTGAGCTGACCCCCGAAGGGCATGCGGGGCGGTGAGCGTGGCAAGCGGCGCCTCGCCCATCGTGCCCAGCATTTCATTCACAACATCGAGTTCGGTCACTTCAAAGTCTCCTTACGCAAAAAGCCCCACCCCTGGGTGGGATGGGGCTTCTGCTCAGCTGATTACGGCAGCTGGATCACGCCAGCGAACTCGTGGCGGTCCGTGGTCACGCCGTAGGCACGCCACGCATCGACGAACCACTGCTTCGTCAGCTTGTCGAAGAACACGTCGCCGGTCAGCGGGATCGTCTCGCCGGCCAGCAGCGCGCGCGGCGAGAACGCCGTCGCCACGATCTTGGTGAAGTCACCGTCGTAGGCGTTGGAGTTCGCTACGTTCGACAGCAGGTTGCCGGAGATCACCTTGCCAGCGATGTAGTTGTTCGACTGGACGATGGGGACGCCGTGGCCCTTGAGCAGCTGCGCCTCGATGGAGGTGCCTTCGCTGTTCAGGTACTGGCCGTTGATGACCACCTCGTTCTGGATCAGCGTCGCAAACTCGGTCGGGTCGACCGCGATGATGACGTTGTCCATGATCGGGTCCACGTCCTTCTTGCGCATCAGCGTCAGGAGGTCGAGGATGGCCTGGTACAGCTTGGCCGGGTCCGACTTGTCGCCAGCGGCGGCGAGCGTCACCTGCGAGCCGCCCAGGTGGCCGGCGGAGGTGATGCCGTACTTCGTGGCGACCGCCAGTCCGGCCTTGGTGGCCTGGATGAAGAACGCTTCGTCGTACTGCTTCGCCATCTCCTTGCCGTGCTCCAGGGCGATCTCCTGGCGGGCGTCGTAGCTGGTCTGGAAGACTTCCAGGTTCGGCAGCACCTCGCGGGCGATCAGCGTGGTGTCGATGGTCAGCGTTGCCTTGCCGAACTTCGAGACCGTGCCGTCGATGGGGTTCCCCGGGGTGATCTTCTGCAGGGTGCTCTTGCCGTGCGCGAACTTCTGCAGCACCGAGGTGCCGCGGACGCTGCGGACCGGCACGAAGCCGGCCATCGCCGAGCGGCGATTCAGGGTGCCTTCGACACCATCGACCAGCTCCTCGATGTGGAGGGCGTCGACCGCGCCGGTTGCGTTGAGCTGACCGGGGCGGTTGATGGTGTAAACGTCGTCGAGTGCCATGTATGGCTCCTTCTGTTGGTGAGCCCGCCCTCATGGGCGAGCGTGGTCATCAGCCGCGGTAGGCCCGGCGGCGTTGCTGGAGTTGCGCGTACTGAGGGGAACCCTCGAACTTGCCGCCCAGCTGCTTGCGCAGCGCGGTCACGGCCTGCGTGTACTCCTGCGGGCTCAGCGGACCATTGCCGCCGTTCCCACGACCGCCGCCGGAGGCAGGGTCAGTCACTCGCTCCGCGGGCTCGACGGTCGTGCCGGCGGCCTGCGAGAAGCGATGGTTGAGGTAGAAGGCCGTGGCACGCGCCACGATGCCGCCTTGGCCCAGCGCCGCGTTGACGGCGTCGCGCTCGGCGGGCTCCGCGTTCTGCTTGGCCCACGCCTCGATGGCCTTCCAGCGGGTCTCCCCGCCGACGACATCGTGGATCGCGGCCTGCGCTTGCGCGGCCTTCTCCTTCTGCTCTTTCGAGAAGCCCTCGTAGGCGGACTTGCCCAGCGCGAGGAAGCGCTCGAAGCCCTTGGCACGGTCGCCCATGCCGCGGAACATCGCCTCGAGGGCGTCGAAGTTGCCCTCCATCGCCGCCTTCATGGCGGGGTCCTCGGGGCCGATGCCCAGGCCGCCGATGAACTCCAGCGCCATGTCCAGGCCCACGTTGTTCGTGGGCTCGTAGACGACCGGCGCGGGGCCGGCGTCGGGCTTGGCGGCCGGCTCGTTGCCGGGCTGCGGCGCCGCGGGCTGGTTGCCTGCGGGCTGCGGGTTCGCGTTCGGCTGGGCGCCAGCGGGTTGTCCGCCGTCGCCGCCCGGGGCGGGCGGGGTGCCGCCTGCGGGTTGGGCGTTTGCGTCGCTCATTGTGCGAGTGCTCCTTGTGCGCCGGCTTGTGCGCCGGCCACTGCTGCTTCGGTGTTGACTTGCGCGGCTTGCCGCTTCGCCACCTTCTGCTCGTACTCCTGGTCGCTCAGCAGGAACCGCTTGAGGTCCGTGCCGCGGCCTTGGCCGACGAACATGGCGAGGTCGTCCATCTTGATCCGGTCCTGCAGCTCGGGCGGCAGGGTCGCCACGGCCGCGAGGTCACCCATCGCCAGCTTGAGGCTCTCGATCTCCGCATTGCGGGAGAGCGCGTCCAGGCCGGTGATGATGACGATGCGGACCTTGGTGCCCTTGAGGGAGAAGCCGGCCTTGTCGAGCAGCCACTCCGCGATGAAGGGCTGCACGGTGGCGCCCAGCGCGGAGTAGCGGCCACCGTAGGCGGTCTCCAGCTCCTGCGCGTTCATGCGGATTTCCTCCGCCGTCACGCGCTCTGCGTTCCGGGTGATCGCGCTCGTCATCAGGAAGTTGCGCGCGATGCGCTGCTCCCAGCGAGACATGATCTCGAAGGCGACGCGGACGCCGTTGTAGTTCTCGGCCGTGACCGGAACCACATCGCCGTCGTTGCCCGGCACGAAGTCGCCGTTCTCCGACTTGTTCATGTCGTCGGCGTTCGTCTGCCCCGTGTTGTTCACGAGGTAGCGAACTTCCGCCGCCATGACGCCGCCGTCGACCGAGGACTCGCTCAGGATCGAGAGGGCCTCGAAGTCGCCCACGTGCTCCTCGATCAGGCCGGTGGCGTAGTCGGACTCGTCATCCAGGTCCCACGTCCAGACCGCGAAGGGCAGGGTCTTCTCCGTCCACTTCCCGCCGAAGCGGTCGTTGGGCAGCAGGTTGGTGTCGATGGACTGGTCGAGGACGTAGTCCCCGTTGCGCAGCCTGCGGATGCGCTTGTAGTGCACGACCTCGGAGTCGTCGTTGTACCGGCCGGCCATCAGCTCCTGCACCTTCGGCTCCAGCTCTCCGAACAGCAGCTTCTCGCGGACCACGAGGGTCTTGATCTTGCCGTTGCCGGTGCGGGTGACGCAGAAGTTGCGGATGCCGGTGACCTTGAGTTCGCCCTTGGAGGAGAACTTGTCGACCAGGACGTTGCCGGTGACGACGAGGTGGCGCAGCGCGTTGTAGACGCGGGGCCGCTGTCCGCTGGCCTCGAGGGTGGTGACGGCTTCCCGCTCACCCTCGGCCAGGACATCGGCCACCTGGGTCTCGGTGAGCCCGGTGGCGATGGCCTGTTGCATGGCCTCGCGTTCGAGCTTCATGATGAAGAAGGGGTGGCCCGGCGGGAACAGGGCCAGCATCAGCTTGTTGACGACGTTGTTCACGGCCTCAGCCCCTAGCGACTGGTAGTCGTGGGTCTGGTCGTTGGAGATCACGTCGAAGCCGCTGGGCAGGCAGACCTTGGGGATCGTGAGCGCGGCATACCGCTCGCAGCGCGAGATCAGCGCGGAGCGGAGGCTGTCGAGCCGATCCCAGCAGGTTGCCGGGTTCTCGGCGTAGCTCATCTTAGATGCGCACGCCGGATGCCGAGCCCACGCCGAAGACCGCGCGGCGCACGCGGCGGCCGGCGGCGGCAGCCGGGTCGTCCAGCTGCACGTCCGCGGAGTCCGGGTTCTGGTTCAGGGCGTCGCTGAATCGCGCCTGGGCGGCGTCCCGCTGCACCTGCATCGCGGTGCTGCGCGCTGCGCTCGCGGCCTGCTGAGCCAGGGCGGATGCCTGTGCGCGGCTGGACTGCTCCAGCGCGCGGCGCTGCTCGTCGGCCTGCCGGTTGGCGGCGTCGATTGCGGCCTGCTGGCCGGTTACCTTACGGACGAACCCCATGTTCGATCTCCTTGAATAGCTGTTGGCCCAGGACGCGGAAGCCCTCGGCCTCGTAGTGGGGCACCATGTAGCCCACCTGAGTGTCGCCGGCCGCGACCGCACAGCATTCGTGGAGTCGGGCCAGCTTGTCGAGGCAGCGGATCGCTCCGCGTACCCCGTCAGTGGAGGGCCCAATGCGTAGGATCAGCTCCTCGATCAGGAATCGCTCCTTGGTGTACCAGGGCGATCCCACGTCGAAAAGGATCATGTAGCCGTCGTTGATGACGACTTGGGAGGAATCGGCGCGCGCCCGCAGGGCGGCCATCGCGTAGCCGATTTCGGCGTGCCGCATCTGCGGGGCCGGGGAGCGCGCCTTCATGTGCAGCAGGCGCTCCTCGATCACCGGCCAGTCGGTCGGAAGGACGAGCCTCATCGCGGGTCGATGGTGAAGCCCTCGCGCAGCAGGCGCAAGACCTTCTCGGCGCCCATCGCGTAGCCGGCCATCAGCTCGGTGCAGGCGGGGCCCATCGTCGGGAGGCCCACCTGCTTCTCCAGCGCCTGATAGACGCTGTACTCCAGGCGCGTCACGACGCGCGGGGCAGGGGTTTGCGGCTGGGCCGCTGCCGGCGCTTGCCGGCCATGTGTCGTTCCCATGTGGTTCCTCCATTAATGCTACCGAATCACCGGGAATGAAACGGTAGCATTATAGGGCTCAGGAGAAGAAGTACGCGCTCCCCAATACCTGCCGGATGTCCAGCGAACCCTTCGCGGGCAGGGGAGGCGCAACCGGGTACTTCTTCGCCAGCTCGTCGAGCGGGTCGTGTTCCTCGTAGAGGCGCACGAACGTCTCGCGGATCAGGTGGAATAGCTCCTCGGCGCGATCAGCGTGGGTGCCGTAGTCGTCGTGGATCATGGCGAGCGCCTCTATTCCACGCTGCGAAGCCGCGTAAGCCGTGAGGTGCAGGTGCGCCGCGTCCAGAGAGTGCACGAAGTTGGGAGCCAGCCCGGCCGCGTGCTTGGATCGGTCAGACTCGTCCGTCTCCGTCGCCAC